CGCTGTTCGGCGTCAACTCCTCGGCTGCTCGCGTGGGTCACCCCCTGGTTTCCGGTGGTGTGAACTACAACAGCCCGTCTGTTGCCGTGGACCTGAACGAGACTTCGCTCGAAAACGCTGTGATCCAGATCGCTGCGTGGACGGACGAACGCGGTCTGCTGATCGCCGCCAAGCCGGTCAAGCTGGTCATTCCGCCCAGCCTGATGTTCGTTGCCAAGCGTCTGCTTGACACTGAACTGCGCGTGGCCACTGCTGATAACGACATCAACGCTATCAAGCAGATGGGTGCGATCCCCGGTGGCTTCACCGTCAACCACTTCTTGACCGACGTCAACGCTTGGTTCCTGACCACGGACGTGCCCAACGGTCTGAAGCACTTCGAGCGTGTCGCTATGGGCACCTCGATGGACGGTGACTTCGACACCGGCAACGTGCGCTACAAGGCCCGCGAGCGTTATTCGTTCGGCTGGTCGGACCCACTGGGCATTTGGGGTTCTGCCGGAGCCTAATCCGGTAGGGAAAAAGGGGGCTTCGGCCCCCTTTTCTTTTTTCTCTGGCGGGTGTATAAACTCGACAGTCCCAAGATTCCAAACCTGCTTGCTGACCGGCTTGGCGGACTGACCTCACAGACAGCAAGCGCAATTTGAGGAATATGCGATGGCTCGCACTACCTTCTCCGGCCCAGTTGCGTCGAACAATGGTTTCATTGGCGGCACTGCGTCTAGTCCCATTTCCGTCACGACCGCTGGCAACATCAGTTCGTCTTACGCCACCACTTCGGCTACGACGGGCGACACCCGCCTGTCGTACAACCGTCTGGCATTTACCTCGACTGGCTCCGGCGAGACGCTGCGTGCGTTCTCCGTCGTTACTGGTGCAGGTGCGGCAACGGGCGGCACGATCAACGGCGCTCACATCAGCACGTCGATCAACACCACGGGCACCATCTCTGGTGCGGCCAACGCCATCCGCGCCACGTTGGGTGGCACGGCTACCACTCCTGGCGGCACGTTGGCTGTTCTGCAACTGGACACCGACTACGGCACCAACGTCACTCTGGGCGCGGCCTCTTCGTTCATTCGCGTGACCGACAGCGGCTCTCAGACCGGTGAAGTTCAGAACCTGATCAACATCGAGACTGGCCCTGCGGCTACGGTTGCGCCTACTGCCAGTGCGGTGGCTGCATCGCCTTCTAAGGTTATCAAGGTTCGCATCGCTGGAACTGATTACTACGTTCCTGCTTTTGCTACCTTCACGCCCTGATGCAGATAACCAAGGAATTCTTGGAGGCTGAAGTCGCTGAGCTTGAGCGTGAGATGCAGAAGGCAGTGACCTTCCAAATCCAGGCTCAAGCCACGATTCAAGCCTACAGGATGCTATTAGACAGGTTAGACGCACCAGAACCGGAGCAAAAAGATGGCGATGCAATACGACGTTAAATCAGCGCACATGGGTGCGTCTGGTGTAGCGGTCACCTACCGTACGCGTCTCAAGGGTGCGATTGTTTCGGCCAATGCCAGTGCTGCTGCGCGCAACACGGTGTACGCCAACAATCTGGCTCAGACCGGCACGTACGGTCGTTCGACCAATACAGTCACGGTGACCATCAATGCGCACGGACTTGCCACTGGCGACCGCGTGTGGCTGTCTTTCTCGGCAGGCACTGGCGGTACGGCAACGACCAATGTGTACTCTGTGACGGTATCCAACGCCAACACGTTCACGGTTACGGACACTGCGTCGGGCACCATCACTGGAAGCCCCGCAGTCACCATGTATGCCGACATCTTGTTGGAGGCTGACTCGTACAACCCGACCGCGTTCAACGTGATCATTCCCGGTGAGGGCATCCTGGCCGAGAACGGTATCTACGTTGGCTTGGTCAGCAACGTCACCACGACGATCTTTTATGGCTAAGACCCCGGCATGGCAGCGCAAGGAAGGAAAGAACCCCAAGGGCGGCTTGAACGCCAAGGGGCGAGCCTCCTACAACGCCGCGAATCCAGGGAAGCCAGGGTTGAAGGCACCTCAACCGGAGGGCGGGCCACGCCGCGACTCTTTTTGCGCCCGTATGAAAGGGATGAAAAAGAAGTTGACGAGCGAAAAAACCGCAAAAGATCCGAATTCGAGGATTAACAAATCCTTGAGGGCATGGAACTGTTGAGATGGGACAGCATCAAGATACCGTCAAGAACACGCTAGACATCATGGCTGCTATTGCGGCCATCTCGTCGTTCTTGCAATTGCTCACACCGCTGTTCGGTTTGATTGGCGCCATCTGGACGCTGATGCGGATTGCCGAGATGATTACGGGCAAGACGGTTGCGGACATGATCAAGCGGAAGAGGCCGGAAGATGCCAAGCAGTAGCGGTAAGCAGCACAGGTTCATGGCGGCGGTGGCGTCAAACCCCAAGTTCGCCAAGAAGGCAGGCGTTCCCCAGTCGGTGGGGGCAGAGTTCGTTCAGGCCGATAAAGGCCGTAAATTTCCTAAGAAGGAGTCCGAAATGAAGGGCATGAAGAAAATGGCTATGGGCGGCAGCGCCGGTAACGGCATCACCAAGGCCAAGATGGGCACTGTGAAGACCGCTGCTCCTAGCCGCGACGGTTTGGCCACCAAGGGCAAGACCAAGGGCACGATGGTCAAGATGGCTGCATCGAAGCCCCTGGGCATGAAGCGCGGCGGAAAGACCTGCTGACATGAAGCGCCGCTATAACGATGGCGGTGGCGTCTTCCGCGAAGGCATGGAGGTTCCTGCCAATACGGAAGACATGAAGTCTGCTCCGAAGCCGCTTACTCCAGCGCAGCGTCTTGGAAAGATGAACATCGACAGAACGGGCAAGCTGACTCCGGCAGAGCGTCGGAAGTTGGAGCGCGACATCAAGATGGCATCTGACCCGATCCCCAAAGCCAAGGGCGGCACTGCTTCGTCTCGTGCAGATGGCTGTGCCATGCGAGGTAAGACTAAAGGACGGATGGTATGAACACCCGGACCAAGCGCAAACTGAGCGAATTCGAGCAGGCTTTTGCGGATGCCCGTAAAGAAGGGCTGAACGAGTTCACGTTCAAAGGTAAGCGTTACAGCACGCGTCGCAAGGACGATCCGCCTGATGTGCAGTACGTCGGTGACAAAAAGCCTGTGCTTGGTGAGCGAGGCCCTCGGCGTCCCGAGTTCAAACTGACGGACGTGGACCAACCCGGTACGCGTGTGAAGTACGAGAACGAAGACGTAGACATGCCCACCTTCCGCAAAGGCGGCAAGGTTGGTTCCGCGTCCAAGCGTGCTGACGGTATTGCTATGCGCGGCAAGACGCGCGGTAGGATGATCTAATCATGATGCCGAGCCGGGGGATGGGGGCAATCGCCCCCTCCAAGATGCCCAAGAAGAAGGTCATCCGACGCAAGGATGACCCGAACGACGTTGACATGTACGCCGAAGGCGGGACCACCAAGTCCAAGGTCAACGAAGCGGGCAACTACACCAAGCCCGGTATGCGCAAGTCGCTCTTCGAGAAGATCAAAGGGCAGGCTACGCAGGGCACGGCGGCAGGTCAGTGGAGCGCCCGCAAGGCGCAGCTTCTGGCCAAGCAGTACAAAGCCAAGGGTGGCGGGTATCGTGACTAAAAAGCCTCAGCAGTCTCTGAAGGACTGGACTGACCAGAAGTGGAGGACCAAAAGTGGTAAACCGTCTAGTAAAACTGGTGAGCGATACCTTCCAGAAGCTGCGATCAAAGCTCTCTCGCCCCAAGAGTACGCCGCCTCAACCCGAGCAAAACGAGCAGGCAAAGCCTCCGGCAAGCAGTTCGTAGCCCAACCCAAGGCCATCGCTAAGAAGACCGCGAGATTCAGATGACAACTTCAGGCGTAGCCGCGTTTGACCTCGACCTCAATGAGATTGTCGAGGAAGCCTTCGAGCGTGCCGGTGGCGAGATGCGCACCGGTTATGACTTGCGCACGGCCCGTCGCAGCCTGAATCTGTTGTTTGCCGACTGGGGTAACCGGGGCGTCAACATGTGGACGTTCGAGCAGAACGTCATCACCTTGGCTACTGGTCAGCCGACTTACGCACTGCCGGACGACACGGTGGATTTGCTCGACCACGTCATTCGCACCAACGCCAACGTCCCCAACAACCAAGCCGACCTGACCATCACCCGGATCAGCGTCAGCACCTACGCCACCATTCCCAACAAACTGATCACAGGCCGACCCATTCAGGTCTGGATTCAGAAGCTGTCGGGCCAGGACTCTGTGCTTGCCGGGACGCTGCAGGCCACCATACTGGCCGACACCACGTCGATCCCAATCACTTCGCTTGCCGGTGTGCCCAACGCGGGCTTCATCAAGATTGACAACGAACTGATTGCGTTCAACGAGGTGCAGCCCGCTAGTGGCGGCAATCCGGCATTGCTGTTGAACTGCGCCCGTGGCCAAGCCGGTACGACCGCTGCAGGCCACTCGTCTGGCGCGGCCATCATCCTGTCGCAGAAGAACAGCATCACCGTCTGGCCAACGCCTAATCCGGGCACGACCTACCAGTTTGTGTACTGGCGGCTGCGCCGCCTGCAGGACGCCGGTGGTGGCGTCAAAACGATGGACGTGCCGTTCCGCTTCCTGCCCTGCCTTGTGGCCGGTCTGGCGTACTACATCGCGCTGAAGGTGCCTGATGGGTTGAGCCGTTTGCAAGTTCTTAAAGAACAGTACGACGAGGCGTGGATGATCGCCGCAGGCGAGGATCAAGAGAAGGCGGCGGTGCGGTTCGTGCCCCGGCAGATGTACATCGGGAGCGGCACCTAAATGGGCAACCGGTTTGCGTCAGGCAAGAATGCGATTGCGCAGTGTGACCGCTGCGACTTTCGGTTCAAACTCACGCAACTGCGCAAGGAAGTTGTTAAGACCAAGACCTACAACCTCTTGGTCTGCCCGGTCTGCTGGGACCCCGACCAACCGCAATTGCAGTTGGGCATGTACCCGGTCGATGACCCGCAAGGCTTGCGCAACCCGCGTCCTGATCTGAGTTACGTGCAGTCGGGGAATACGGGGCTGCAGATTGTGGACACGACGGCAACCACGCAGGATGCGGTGGGTTTCCCGAGTGAAGGCAGTCGGGACTTCCAGTGGGGCTGGAACCCGGTTGGTGGTTCGCGTGGCCCCGATGCTGGGCTGACGCCCAATAACCTTGTATTAACCATCCAAATTGGTACAGTCACAGTTGTGACGGCATAGGAGCTAAAAATGGCAGGCGTTAAAGAAATGCTGAAGAAGCACATGGCCAAGGGAAAGGGTGCACACCCTGATCCCGCCGTAAAAGGAATGCGCGCTGGTGGCAAGACCAACAGCGACATGCTGAAGATGGGTCGTGGTCTGGCCAAGGTGGCCAACCAGATGAATCCTGGCCGCAAGCAGAAAGGTGTCTGACATGGCAACCTACAAGACTCCCAAGCCGGTGGCCACACCGGTTGTTGGCGCTGACGACATCAAGAAGGCGCTGCGCATGGACGTGTCCGTGGCCAACATGCACTCCAACGAGTACAAGCCGACCAAGACTTCGGGTATCAAAATCCGTGGTACTGGCTGCGCCACCAAGGGCACGATGGCCAGGGGACCGATGGCGTGAACTACACGCAACTCAGCAACGCCATCCAGGCGTATACCGAAAACCCGAGCAGCGATTTCGTTGCTCAGATACCCGTTTTCGTCCAACAAGCTGAGCAGCGCATCTACAACACGGTTCAGTTCCCTTCGCTTCGCAAGAACGTCACCGGCTACACCACGGCAAACAACAAGTACCTTCAGTGCCCCTCAGACTTCCTGGCGGTGTACTCGATGGCGGCAGTTGACGCCACGGGGTCGTACGAGTACTTGCTGAACAAAGACGTGAACTTCATCCGGCAGGCGTACCCGAACCCGAGCACGGACAAGGCGATCCCCCGCTACTACGCACTGTTTGGCCCGCAATCTTCAGATCAGGATGAACTGACGTTCATCCTTGGCCCCACGCCCGACGCGTCGTACGAGATCGAGCTTCACTACTTCTACTACCCCGAGTCAATCACGGTGGCTGCAAATGGCCAGACTTGGTTGGGCGACAACTTCGACACGGTACTGCTGTACGGTTCGCTCGTCGAAGCCTACACCTACATGAAGGGTGAGCAGGACATGCTTGCGCTGTACAACCAGAAGTACATGGAAGCCCTGCAACTTGCCAAGCGTCTGGGTGATGGTCTGGAGCGCAGCGATGCGTACCGCAGTGGCCAGTCGCGTCTGGCTCCGCTGCCGCAGAATAACGGGGTCAAGTAATGCCCATCGAGCAAGGCGCGACCAATCAGTTCAAGGTGGGCTTGGCCTCTGGCCAGTTCAACTTCAGCACTGACACGTTCAAGATGGCGCTCTACACGGGCGGTGCCAGTATTGGGCCGACCACGTCTGCGTACACAACGGCAAGCGAAGTTGCTTCTGGCGGGGGTTACACCACGGGTGGGAATGTTTTGACCGTCAGCGTCGCGCCTACGACTGGCCCCAACCCTAACAACACGACAATGTACTTGTCGTTTGCCAACGTCACGTGGAACCCGGCATCGTTTACTTGCCGTGGTGCACTGATCTACAAAGTTGGTGGGGGCAACCCCACTGTTTGCGTCCTTGACTTCGGCGGCGACAAAACAGCCACCACCTCTTTCCAAGTGCAGTTCCCCGTTGCGGACAGCACCAACGCGATAATTCGAGTCGAGTAATGTTTAGCGCAGACGGATCAGCAGAAGTCGGCACCGTTTTGGTTCACTCGGTGAGTCATCGCGGCTTTACGCCTGACGAGCTTGCCGAACAGGCTCTGAACAAAATAATTTATGTGGGGGATCAATCCCATCCGGCCATCCGCGATCAGGCCAACGCCTATCGTGACCATATCCGGGCGGTGTTGACCTTCTATATGCAGCGTGCAAT